GGCTCAAGTTGTTCCCCTCGACTTGCGCTGATTTTCTACGGACCAAAACTGGACAAAGAGGCGTCCAGGCGCATTTTGCGTTGGCTACACCCCGGAATGGTTATTGCTACGGCAACAACACTTCCGGTCGGGAAACACCCATGTGAGGTCTGTGATGCGTGGGCTACATCTGCCCTATCATTGGAGGCTGCATGGGACCGCACCTCTCCCGACGTTAATATCGTTTTTCGCATTTCCTTTGCCGTATATGAGTGTGATCAGTGTCTCGCCAAACGGTGGACATTGTTCAAACGTGTCAAGCGTCGTATCACACCTCCTTGTATCCGTAGACTTTTGCCATACAAGGTTGTCGACACTTTTTGGACAGCTGAGGAGGTTGAGCTTATGCGTAAATCCACTGGCTGCGGTTTTTACGCACAAGCCCCCAGCAAGGTGCAAGATTCCAACGTGTTTCTTGCCACCTATCGGCTGCCCGGGTTGAGCAACCTGACTACAGTTCACATTGCCCGCAACAATTATTTTCCTTACGTAGCCTCACTTCTTGCTGCCCATCGCGAGGTTGGCCAATATGGCTGCCTTGGCTGCTTTTGCTTTCACCACGATCAGCATGGGCTGATTTCCTTTGCGCCTCATGAGCGCCCTACCATCACCAGCGAGCCATCCACGTTCGTTGATGAGGGCACCATGGAGACAGATGAGTGGTCCTTCTACTCCAACCAGAGTCCCATCGACGGCGTGAAGCTGGTTTGGGACAAAGAGGATTGGGAATACGGAGCCATTGCCGTCAAGTACCTTCCTGCGATCGAGGAGCGTCTCTACTATCTCAGCAGCATTGGCAATGTCGACAAGGCGATCAAGGGCAGAATAGAGGACCCTGAAGTGCCTGTGACGTTGACGGAAGAAGATAGAAGGGACCTTCGGGACATCGTGGAAGAGTTCATAGGGGTGATGGAGGCTGACAGGCGTAAGATCTTCCAGATCGCAACAACGATGTTGTTTGGTGACTACAAGTCGAAGAGCTGGTCTTTGACTAGGGCAGTCCAGACCATTGAGCGATTGCGGATGATCTACAACCCGCGGTACAAGTTTAAGGGCGCCATAAAACTCGAGCAGAGCAAAGATGGCAAGCCACCAAGGCTGCTCATTGCTGACGGTGATGAGGGTCAGGTGATGGCATGGCTGATGCTTGCTGTGTTCGAGAAATGGGTCGTTGTCAGGTATCGCAACCGTACCATCAAGGGTCTACCTAAAGCCAAGGCGATGAAGCGAGTGGTCGACGAGCTTAGGTACCGGGCCCGCGGGGAAACAGGGACAATGTTCGACGACTTGACCTGTGACATCCTCGAGAATGATGGTTCGGCATGGGACGCTTGTATGAGTCAGGAGCTTCGTGACATGACCGAGAACAGGGTCATGGACAAGCTTCACGACATTCTGAAGGACTTCATTCATCCCGATCTTCCTGGTACCTTCACCGAAGCTCGGCTCCAGAGCAACCGTAAGAAGACTCTCGAGCTTAAGGTGATTTGTAAGGCGTATCGTTTTGGCCATCGAGGGCAGAAGCCAGACGACGCTCCAGCCACCACATCCCGCAAGGGATGGCGGAGGTGCATTCGTTCCATCCGCCGCAGCGGTTGCCGAGGCACTTCCATTCTCAACTGGCTGGCCAATATGTTGTTGTGGGCCTTTACCCTCGCTGGCGGAAATGGTAAGAGGTTGGTGAAGCCAAACGGCCAGAAAGTCTTTTGTCGCGACGGACATCTCAGGTTTGTAAAGATGGTGTTTGAGGGTGACGATTCAATCGTCAGCCTCCGCCGGCCTGATGGTGTCGGTATAAAGGGCAGTTTTGTTCAACTTTTGACCGACGCCTGGACGCGGCTTGGGCATAGACCAAAGCTCAAGTGGCGGGTTCCTGGCGACGTTGGTGAGTTTTGCGGCTACAAATTTGCGGTCACGCCGACTGGTGTCGACGAGGACACCATGGGGCCTGATCTTTTGCGGGCACTAGTGAACTTAGCGTATGCACATAACAACGAGGCAATATCAGCGGCGGTGACAGGCGATCGGCGTGCTTTTGCCAACGCTGTCTGCCCTGGGCTCGTGTCCAGGGCATACAGCGTTGCTGAGCATTTTCCAAGCGTTGCCCGACGGATTATGCATGTTGCGGAATCCTTGCGTCCGGACGCAGGGATGACTTACAGCATGAAGGATAGAATCCTGTTGGGCATAGAGATGGAAGATGACTTGCCCCACATTTGGGAGGCGGATCGCCCTGACATCGAGCTGAAAATTTTGGATAAGGCGCTTGACTACGAGGACATGATTATACGGACGGAGCGGAAGATCAACGAGTCTTTTGTGTTGAAAGGGGATGGGGAAGCAGAGCGTGCAGCCAAATTGCGCATTCTCTATGACCCCGCAGACTGGCCCCGGTTCCTCGACACAATGGACAATTGGGCTGTTGGAGGTGATGAGGCTCAATGGAGATCGTTGGTTTCCGAGGTTGTTCGGGTTGAAGCCCCTCCGGGGCTTTAATCCGGCTGCCTGTGCGAAAATTCCAGTCTTGCACGTGCATGTGGAGCCAGGTTTGTGGGGACCTGGCGTTAATTTATGGGGACGTGTGCTGTTGGAACGCAGCACATGAGTAGGGGGCGCCGCTCGCGTGGTTTGCGCAAGTCCCAGCGGGACGCGAGATGATGGTGTGGGCCATCATGTGTTTTCACCGGTGTAAAATAGGAAGGCCAGTGCCTGCCCCCCGAATTACCTTCTTGATTCCGGTACCCAGCCGGGGTCTATGAGCCAATTTGCGATGCCTTTCCCGCGGCATGAAGGTGAAGGCCAGGCCAGAACCCACTAGCCGGTGGGGAATTGGCCAACCACTCATCCTAACTGGACGAAGGTGTAACCCGTATCCGACTAGCCAGGAAGGTGCGGGGGAGCCGAGGTGTGTGGTTGATGTCTACGGTCCTCCCATGGGGTCGAAGCGAGTAGCCCTGCTTGCTCCAGCTTGTGCTGCCAATTTCTCTCGGCCCCCACCCACAGTACCCATGATCATGTGGTGGTCCAGTCTTGGGGTGGGATGGGAGTGGTTAGGCCACAATGGGTATCGTCCGAAGCGGCGATGGCGTGTTTGTTTACGGGCATTGTAAAGTTGTTCCCCAGCCCGCCTGCGTTGAGTGTTTCCTCCTCAACTGCCTTTTCTCGCTTTCATGGCAAACGGCAAGAACGGCCAGAATGGCAAAGCAGCTGCCGAGTTGCGTGCTGCGGCGTCAGCACTCCGTGCTGCTGCCCGCACCGAACGTCGTGCGCAGCCCAAGAACCAGCAGCAACGCAAGAAGCAGTCCAACCAGCTCTACACAAGGCCATTCCGACAGGGCGTCGGAGCCATTACGAACAAGCCCTTCGGCACCACGGGCCGCGGGGGCGGGCCGCGTGCTTGGTTCAACGCCAACCACCCCGCTCACCTCCCGCTTCCACGTGCCATCGGTCCCTACACCGTCATCCGCACAACCCAGCTCGTCAAAACCAGCTCACGGGTGTCGCTTTGGGGGCCTATTGAACAGCTGTTCATCTCTGGTGGCTTTGGCGAGGAGAAGGTTTGGTCTAATTATTGCGGTGTTACTGATGTCTTGGCCTCGAATCCCATCAATGGGACGACGAACGCAACCTTCCATCAATTCGACACCATGCGAACATCATCTTGGAACGGTTGCCAGCTTGTTCCTGCAGCTTTTACCATTCAGGTCATGAACCCGGCGTCGGTCAACGGCGCCTCGGGCATGGTCCGCATTGGTCGGCTTCGCTTCGTACCAGATTTGCAGAATGATTCTCGAACCTGGAACGAGCTTGCCGAACAAATGACGTCCTACAACTTCCCTCGTTTGTGCAGCGGTGGCAAGCTAGCACTGCGCGGGGTCACAGTGAACGCTGTTCCTTATGACATGACTGATCTGTCTCACTTCAGCATACGTTTGTTTCCTCCTGCCGCAGGTGCTGTAACCACCACCTGGGGCACGAACGAACATCAGGCGTTCCGTGGGTTTGCACCGATCATGATCATACAAGAGGACACGTCCGCTGGCCTCGATGTGCTTGTCACATGCGAGTGGCGAGTTCGTTTCGACCCCGGCAACCCAGCCCAGGGTTCGCACATCCACTATCCCGTATCCTCCGACTCAACTTGGGGCAAAGCACTCAAGGAGATGGAGGCCGCCGGACACGGAGTGGTGGACATTGCCGAGAACGTAGCAGAGTACGGCGCCGCCGTCAAGGCTGCTGAACTTCTCATGCTGTGATGCGTTAATTAGCCACGTGCTGAATTCGGCCGACAACAGAGCGGCCTGCACCCCAGGGCGACCACTTCCGTGGTCGAATGGCTTGGCGAGCCTTGGGTCCTGAGCTGGTGGCCGGCCGGTCACCCCTCTCCGGAG